ACTGAAGAATACACAAACAACAAAAAAAGAAATCGTAAAAAAGGATATATTTCTATTGTTACAATTAAGGATTCCGATACCTTTAAGGCTGCAGATTTCTTACAATTTAATATGCACTTTAACCCAACAGAAGAAGCAGCAATATTTGGCGATGGGCCGATTAATGGTGAAACAGCAAAGCAAGTTATTTTTGATTTCTTTGATAGAAATGCTGCTTGGGCAAGCCCAACTGAACGTGAAAAAGCAGAACTAGAATTAGCCAACACAATAGGGTCAGGTTTTTCGGCTACAACTAATGAAGATGATTTTTCAAGTATAACGTTTCGAGCAAGCATTGGAAGCTATACTTTTAGCAACCTAATTGATGATAGAAGTAAATTGACTGCACCTGAGTTTGAAACAGTGCGAAAACTTATTTTATCAGAAAGTGACGATAATCTAGCAGAATTTAGACTTTTTGGTCAAAATGAAATTGGTTATAATCCATTGCAAGACGTAGAAGGATTAACATCAAAAACCGTCAAACGTGAATATTTAAATTATAATAATGAATTAACTCAGTTTGTTGAAAATAAACTTGCTGAAGGATCGTCTTTAACACGAGGCCAAATAAAAGACAAAGCAAATGAATTATTAGCAGATGTTGAGATAAGAATTGTTAAACAGCTCAAGGGTGAATACTTAGCTCAGCTTTCAAGTATTGCTGCATTAACAAACAATCAATTAGTTTTAAATTCCACAGACAGCCCATATGCCCAGCTTGAGGCTTGGAATGACGAAAAAGAACGTACCCTTTCTGGTAACAATGAGGCTCTTAAAGAAACACGGCGTATTTACCAACAAACAAAAGATAAACTTTCAACATATGATAAGTACATAGAAGTGACCTACTAATGGAAGATGAACTTTATACAAATGGCGATGAAGAGCTTGATCGATACTATTCGGCATCACTAATACAAAAAGCAAACTTTCCTGTAGATAAGATGGATAAGAGTACCCTTGTACGTCAGTATGATGAAGAGTCAAAAAGCGATAAATTATTTATGCCGCTTGATACTGGTGGCTATACATCTGTCGGAAATGCGCCAGCAGAAATGATACAAATGCCAGCAAGCTCAAAGCAGATGGCGTTTCCTATTCCAAAAAATAGAAGAGGCAATGGATTACAGGCGTATTATGACGATCTTGGCAGTGCTGTTAAAACAGTTGCAGATCCTATTATAACTGGCGTAGCGCAAGGTGTTGATCGTTTTACAGATACTGCGTCTGATTTTCTTGGTAAATATATACAGTTTAAACTTGATCCTAATTTGTTTGACGGCCAAGCATTCCCAGAAATAAATCCAAAAGAAATAATAATGGATGCAACAGGATTTGAGGGCATCGATGTTTCTATGTTTGAGCCAGACACAAAGCCTGGCATGATGGCAAAAGAATTAATATCTTACGTTGTTGGATATTCATTAACGCCTGGTGGCCCACTAGGATCTGCTGGCAAAGTTGCCATGAAAGACGCAGGCGCAATGATGTCTGAGGGGCCGTATATTGGCAATATATTTGAGGTTGCGGCAGCTTTAGGTTTAGAAAATGAAATCACCTCGTATCTAAGTGCATCAATAGAAAATCCTGATGACGCAACTTTAGATGAGCGACTAGCAAGCAGAATAAAAGCAACAACGGATATTCCGCTATTGGCTGGCGTTGTATTTGCTGCTGTTAAAATATTAGGAAATAAAGCATTTCAATTGGCTGCTGGTGGGTTAACTGGCACAGCTTTAACGGCTCAAGAAGCTGAAGGCAGCCCACTTGGTACGTTTGTAAGTCAAACCTTAAAAAGACTTGAGCGTTCTAAAATTAATGAAGCTGCAATAAACCCAAAACAGGCGAAGATTGTTAAAGAAGAAACACTAAGAATTAAAAATGAATACCCACCAGAAGACGGTTGGTTGCCAATAAGTTTAAACACAGATAGTAACTTACCAGTTTTTAAAGTTAAAAAAGACGGTAGTTTTGATCTTAGATGGTCACAACCAAGCTACGCTTTTCATATACCGCCAGGGTCTAAGAAAGACAGTGCATCCGTTTTAAAGCATCAGAATAATCTAGCGTCCAGAATGTATGACGATGTTTTAGGCGTTGTGGAAAGAGCGAAAACAGGAGATCAAGCAGCTATTGATATTATAGCGCAGGCCAATTGGTATCGTTCCATGCGCTCTCGATTGCGTAAAGAGTTTGGCGGTATGGCAGATGTTTTTGCTGATATAATCGGGGCAACGTCTGCTCAAACAAACGTGCAACAAAATTACGAAAATTCATTAAATGTCTTGCGCCGCTTTAGTCGAGGCGAGTTTGATAACGAAATAGCAATGTATTCACAGAAAGTTGAAGCAGGCGAGTCGTTAAGTAGTAAGGATCTGGCTATTTTACATAAGGATGAAAACAGTCCGTTCCGACTTATTACAAAAGCTGGTGGTGAATTGTTTAACACAAACAGTCCAGCAGCTACACAAGCTCTTCTTGATATGTTTCGACAGATTAAAAAAGGAAGTTCTCCTAAGACGAAAAACTTTACAGGAAATCTAATTGGTTTTGGAAATGATGCTACGGTTGATGTATGGGCTGCACGATATTTGCGTGATGCTTCTGGGTTGCCTAGAATACCGCCACCAGTAGAAAAAGCCGTTGCTGGTAACCATCTTACAGGAAGCACTCTAGAAAATCCGATAATAGGATCTGAGTTTGGTTTTGGCCAAAAAGTATTTTCTGAAGCAGCTGATGCAATAAATCAAAGTGGTATGATACAACAAGTTGATCCATCTCTTGGCGATCTTGGCCCCGATGATTTGCAAGCAGTTGTTTGGTTTCTAGAAAAAGAAAAATGGACAAAGAATGGCTGGACAACAAAAGCAGGCGAAGGTGGCTCATTAGATTTTGAATCTGTCTATGGCGGCTCATCAGACTTTTCTAGGACAAAAGAATTACGAAGTATTATCAATTCAGTAAACAGTAACCCAGAACAAATTGCGGCTGCTAAGGCAGAATTAAAAACATTAGAGGGCGCACCGCAACGCATGGTTGGCGGTGTTGCTATGGAACGGCCAGACGCTGTACCAAGCAATGTTCAGCAAGCAAATTTAGCTGCTGAGTTGACTGCACCGCTTGTTGACGATCCAACAGTTATTGGCTACCAGGCTAATAATACACTTGGTGAGTTTATGGGTGATACGGAAAGGTCGCTTAATTTTGAAATTGTAACGCAAACAGATTTTGATCCAACGGCTGTAACACGCTCACTTGTAGAGGCTGGTAAAAAGAACAATCAAGACAGCGTATTTATTTCTAAAGTTGTTGATCCTACAGTTTCTGGGGCAAGACCTGGCGTTGAAATTTATTTTAAAAATCGTACTGATGTTGCTGGAACACAAGCCCTTACTAAAAAGGTTACAGATCTTTTACGAGATAGAGATCTTGTTGGGTTTACTTTTATTACAGATGCTAGACAAGGTGATCGAGTTGATGTTCAAGCCCTTACAAAAAACCAAGGACAACAGACAGCAGGCATTAACGGTATACGGTTTCAATACATTCCAGAGTTTGATCCAAATTTTGATCCAGCAAATGCGTCAGAAATATTTAGACAAAAAGCCGATCTTTATCTTGAAATAACTGAAGAAATGATTAATGTAGAAGGTGTAACCTATGCTGATACTGTGTATTACGATACACAAGTGTTTAAGAATGAAGGGATGGATTATATCAATGGTGGAACAAGCTATGATGAATACCTCAGCTCCAGTCAATGAGTTAGAAGAAACATTAAAAAGACGCATTGCAAAAGCTGGCGAAGATGATGTTGTGGTAAAACAAATTCGCAGACAGTTAGCTGCTGAAAAAACTGGTAAAAGTTTTGGGCAACTTTATGTATCAGGTTCTGTAAAAAGACCAGCATAATACAACATAACAATTTAATTAAGGATAAGGTCACTTTATGTGGCCTTTTTTTATGGCATGGCATTAAATTTATCATTATCGGCAGAGGATCTGGCAGAGCAGAACCGCATGAACGAGGCTGAGCGTATGCGAGGTGACGTTACAGAAGTTAGCCAAGGGCCAGAGGTTGACAATAAACCTATTCAAATGGCTGGCGGTAGTGCTTTAGGGCAACTGTTTAAGAACTTAGGTAAGAAAACAGTAAGTGATGTTACGCCAAGTAACCAGCCAGCAAGAGTACCAACAGAACAAGAGATGCCTTTGCTTCAAGATAATGCTGATTATTCTTTGCGAAAAACACAAGAAGAACAATCGAAAGTATTGCTTTCACCAGAAGGCCAAAAAGAATTTGCATCCCAAAACTTTAGTGCATCACCAGCTCAAGATGATTTATTGTCTGCACAAAAAGCATTAGAAGAAGAAATTAGCGCAGCTGAATCTATGGCGACAGATGTAAATAAGCAGGCAAAAAGAGCGCTTAAAGCTGACGAAAACATCCAAGCTTCAGATCCTACAAAAAATGTAGCCTCTGAAGAATTAACAGATAAAGTTTTAATTCAAAGACAAGCAGCAATCGATCTTAGTAATGATAAATCTGGTTTTAATTTTGGTAACATTACAAGCTCAGATGATGTAAAAAACAGCATACAAATAATAGCGCAACAACTTCAAGATCCGCAAAATGTTGTAACCAGAGGCATTAGAGATAACAAAACTACTATGGCAGATGCGGCAAAAATTGCTGCTGACGAAATGGGTTTTAAAAGAAAATTACTATCTCGCAAAGTTGGTGACGCAAATTTAAATGCTGAAGAACTCGTTGCCTCTCGTATGTTGCTTGTTGACTCAGCCCAGCAACTTAATGATATGGCTGTTAAAATTGAAAGTGGCCAGGCTAATGCATTAGATCGGTTGCGATTTCGCAGGCAACTAGCAATTCATGCTGGCATACAGTTGCAGATCAAAGGCGCACAGACAGAAGCTGCCAGAGCGTTACAGTCATTTCGTATCGATGTTGGCGGTGAAATGGATGGCATTCGTGCAGGGCAAGAAGCTATGCGAATGCTGAATGAAACTGGTGCAAATGTTACAACAGAAACACTAGCAAAACATTTACTAAAAGCGCAGAAAGAAGGTGGTCTAGGAGCTGTTAATAAATTTGCAGAAAATGGGTTTGGTGCAAAATTAAAAAAACAAGTGCATGAAGCCTACCTTGCAGGGCTTCTTTGGCAAACAGCTTCACAGTTTAAAAACATCTTAGGCAGTGCAACATTTATGCTTTATCAACTTCCGGCTGAGCAAGCTGCCGGTATGTATGGAGCATTTGTACGAGGTGGATATAAACTTATTGGTCAAAGAGCAAAAATACCAGAAGATCAAGTTTACTTAAATGATGCTTATTTAAGAATTAAAGGGCAGATGGCTGCTTTTAAAGATGCCATGAAATTAGGTTCAATAGCTTTTAGAACAGAAATGCCGGCAAGCCAGGTAAATCGTGCAGATCTTGAAGAGTATAAATCCATAGCAAGTGGCACAGATCCAGAGTATTCAACAATAGGAAGAGCTATTGATGTTTTTGGAAAAGTTGTTCGGCTGCCATTTCGTGGGATGTTAACGGCTGATGAATTTTTTAAAACAATGTCGCAACGAGGGGAACTCTATACTTTAGTTAACCAACGCTACCAACACTTTAAGAACCAAGGTTTTACAGACCAGCAAGCCGCAGATAAAGCTGGGATGCTTGCGCTAGATCCTGGTGCGGTTGGTGAGCAGTTAGATAAAAAAGCTCGATACGATACAATGATGTCAGATCTTGGCACGTTTGGAAAAATGTCTGGCATGGTTCAAAGAACTTGGGTAGGTAGATTTTTATTTCCATTTGTAACAGCTCCCACCAATTCAATGCTGGCAACATCTGATTTTATGCCCTTATTTGCACCTCGCACATACGCAGATCTTCTTGGAAAGAATGGAGCTAAAGGCCATCAAAGAGCAGTAGGAAAACTAGCAGTCGGTAGCGCATCCATGTTTATGGTTGGTGAGTATGCCATGAATGGGCAGATCACTGGATCAATGCCGCAAGATAAAAAGGTACGAGAAGCTTTACCGAAAGGATGGCAGCCCTATAGCTTGGTATTTCGTAAGAATAATGATACTTGGCCAAAAGATGAAAATGACGAATTGCTACCAATCTACGATAAATATGGCAGACCTAATGGTGAATTAACTTATGTGAGTTATCATGGGTTTGAGCCAGTAGGGGCTATCATTGGAATTACCGCAGATATTATGCAACGCATGGTTCGCACAAGAGATCCAGAAATGAGAGAGAACATTGTAATGGCCACCCTTGCATCTACAGCAGATTACTACACCCAGCTCCCAATGTTAAAAGGTCTTTCAGATATTACGTCTGCACTGGAAGACGGCAATATAGTTAATTTATTGCGAGGCCCAGCGGAAGCCACAACAGATGGCGGTTTTCCAATAAGTGGTTTGTTACGCATGATTAATAGAACCACAGATCCTATTAAGACTCGTACAACAGTACCTGTAGAATACTACACCTTAGCAGATGTTAATGAAAAGCTACCTAGCGGCGAACTTAGATTTAAGCATCCTGATGGCGGCCCTGACTTTAGAATGGTGGGTACAGCTAAAAATGATATGACAACTGTGGCTATGAACATACTCAAGCAAGTTGATGCGTATAATGCTAAAGATAGTAACTTCAGAGATGAAACGCAAAAAAATGTTGTGCTTTATGATACGCTTGGAAATACATTAGGTGCTGACGATTACCATTGGGCAACATCGCCAGGCTATACTTTGTGGAACAATATAACTGGTATTAGATTCAAAGAAGGCAAAGACCCTTCTGTTCTTGAAAATGAACTTATGCGAGTTGCAGCTGTTACGAATGGCTGGCCACTAACTTCACCTACAAATCGTAAAGCAGGCATTAAGCTTTCAAATAAAAATATAAGCGATTGGGTCAATCTTTCTAAAAATGAAATCTCTATAAAACAAAGCAGAGGTATTATGGATTTTAGAGATGCGTTGTTAGATTTAGTTGCAGCAAGCCCCTTATATAAAAAAGCAAATGATTTTCAAAAAGCGTCATTAGTAAAAGCAAAAGAACAAGAATATTTAAATGCTGGGTTTGAAGCATTGATAAACTTGAAAGGAAACGAAGGGCTTAGAAAAGCCTATACCGAAAGCCAACTTGTAAAAGAAGAAGGACTCAAACGATGACAGTATCATCAACCAATACCAAACGGCAGTTTAACGGCGATGGCTCAACAGCTGCCTTTGCGTATAATTTTAAAGTCTTTGCTGACGCTGATTTGCAAGTCATTGTGCGAAGTGCGACTGGCACGGAAAGCGTTAAAACATCAGGATCCCACTACAATGCTTCAGGGATTGGTGAAACAAGCGGTGGTACGGTTACATTTACATCCGGCAACATCCCAGCCTCTGGCGAAACAATAACGCTACGGAGAGCTAAGACAGTTGCTCAAGAGCTTGACCTCGTTGCTAATGATCCTTTTCCAGCCGCAAACTTAGAAAACCAGCTCGATAAATTAACGCATTTAATTTTGCAAAATAATGAAGAGCTTGACCGTGCGTTGAAGCTATCACGAACAAACACGATGACTTCTACAGAGTTTACAAACTCAGCAACGGATCGAGCAAACAAGCTGTTAAGTTTTGATGGCTCTGGCGAGTTATCTGTAGCCCAGGAGCTTGGTTCATTCAAAGGCGATTGGGGAGCTTCTACGGCCTACGTTGTCAGGGATTTGGTAAAAGACACAAGCACAAACAATGTGTTTATATGTATTACTGCCCACACAAGTTCTGGCTCTCAACCTCTTACGACAAACACAGATTCTGCAAAGTGGTCTTTGATTGTTCAAAACCTTATCACCACGCAAACAGATATTACATCGATACTGAATACAAGCCTGGTGGTTGGGCGTGATGCAGATAACGATATTGATTTTGGTACAGATAATACCATCATTTTAAGGGCAGCCGCAGCTGACCAAATTAAACTTGTTGATGGAGCTATTGCACCTGTTACTGATAACGATGTTGATTTAGGAACAACATCTCTTGAATTTAAAGATATGTTCATTGATGGAACGGCTCATATCGATACGCTTGATGTTGATGTAAATGCAGCGGTTGGCGGTAATGCTACAGTTGCAGGCACACTTGGCGTAACAGGCGCAGTAACAGGTTCTAGCACAGTACAAGGAACAGTTATAACAGCAACGACAGGCTTTGCTCCAGATGCTTCTGATGGAGCATATTTAGGTACAAGCTCATTGCAGTTTAGTGATTTATTTCTAGCTGACGGTGCAATCATAAAACTAGGTGATGACCAGGATGTAACGCTAACTCATGTTGCAGATGTAGGCGTATTATTAAATAGCACAAGCCAACTGCAATTTGGTGATAGCGGTACATATATTCATCAATCAGCAGACGGTGTATTAGATTTAGTTTCTGATACTGAAATAGAAATTAACGCCACTACTATTGATATCAATGGTGCTGCTGATATTTCTGGTAACCTAGCAGTAGGCGGCACATTAGGAGTAACAGGAGCAACAACATTAGCAGCTACTTCTTTTGGCGATGCAAATATAACTAATGTAGGCAATATAGCACTAGACTCAATAAGTGCAGACGGCACTGACATAGCTGTAGCTGTATCCGATAATTCTGCTACAGCTTTAACTATTAAACAAGGCTCTAATCCTTATCTAATCATAGACACAGGCGATGGGGATGAGTCAGTCGCTATTGGAACAGGTGTTAACGGAACGGCAATTTCCATTGGCCATACAACTTCTGAAACAACCATCAATGATAACCTAACCGTGACAGGTGATTTAACGGTAAACGGTTCAACGACAACTGTTGATACGGCAAACCTTGCGGTTAAAGATAGCCTTGTTGGATTAAACACAGGAGCATCAACAGGAAACGATGCAGGCATAATTATTGAGCGTGGCTCTACAGGCAATGACGCTTTAATAATGTGGGATGAGTCTGAGGATAAATGGACTTTAGGTACAACAACAGCAACTGCATCGAGTACAGGCAATTTAAACATCACCGCTGGAACTCTTGTAGCTAACCTGGAAGGTAATGTTACAGGCACAGCTTCAACAGCAACCGTTGCAACAACAGTTACAATTACGGATAATGAAAGCACAAATGAAGATAATGCGGTTGTATTCACGGCTGGTGGTGATGTTGACGGTGGAAACATTGGATTAGAAAGTGACGGTAATTTAACCTATAATCCAAGCACAGGAAAGTTATCGTCTACACTTGTAAGCGGTGGAATACAAACAGCGTTAATAGAATTTACAGACGGAACGGATGCTATTACGGTTGCTAGTGGTGGTGGTATTACAGCCAACGTAAGTTTGACCCTAGCTTCTGGCTCTACAGTTACAGCGGTACTTGATGAAGATAATTTTGCTTCAGACTCAGCTACAGCCTTGGCCACGCAGCAAAGCATCAAAGCCTACGTTGGAACGATTGCAGGGCAGTCAAATAACATTGTTGGTCTTACAGCTTCGGCCGATGAATTAAATATTTTGGATTGTTCAGAAACAACGCCTGCTACTGTAACGGTTGTTGATGGCGATGGTTTAGTCTTTAGCGATGGTGGAAACGGTGGAACTCTTAAACAAATTACTGTTCAATCACTAGCGGCTTACCTGGACGATGAAATTACGGCAATGCCTAACCTTGTTACAACAGCAGCAACAACAGTTGGTGCTTTAGATGCAGGTTCTATTACATCAGGGTTTGGAACTATAAATACTGGTGCATCTGCTATTACTACTACAGGAGCAATCACAGGTGGTAGCTTTGTAATTGGTTCAGCAGATATAAATGAAAATGACTTAGAGTCTATTGATGGTATTACAGCAGGCACAGTCGCAGCAAGTAAAGCAGCAGTCGTAGATGCTAACAAAGATATAACTGGATTTAGGAATGTAACACTTACAGGTGAACTTGATGCAGCTACCTTAGACATAAGTGGGAATGCCGATATTGATGGCGATCTAACGGTTTCTAGTGCTGCTGTTAAAGTTGCAGGAAAAGAAACTATTTGGATTCCTGCTGCAGCTATGTATCCAAGCACAACAAATGGTTGCTCTGCATTAACTCAAGTAGAAACCACTGCAGGAAGACCAGACTTAAAATGTTTAGATTTTGCTACAGGTGCAGATGATTTTGCACAATTTAGTATAGCTTTTCCTAAAAGTTGGAATGAAGGTACAATAACTTTTCAGCCTTTTTGGACAGTTACAGGAACAAACACAGGAACAGTTGCATGGGGATTAGCAGGTGTAGCTTCAAGTAATGATGATACTATCAATATTGCTTTTGGAACAGTTGTTGTTACGACTGCAAAAGCTCATAGCGGTACTTCAAATGATTTGATGGTTTCTAATGCAAGTGGAGCAGTAACAATAGCAGGTTCACCTGCTGCAGATGATTTATGTTTCTTCCAAGTAAGTCGAGATGTTTCTGCTGATGACCAATCAGGAGATGCAAGATTGCTTGGTATAAAACTGTTCTTCACTACTAACGCAGCAAATGACGCATAGGATAGGTTTATGAGTGGATTTGGTTACAATGTTTTAGGCTTTGTAACAGTAGCAGGTGTAGCTGCATCAACTGAGTTGACTTATTTTTTAGTTGGCGGTGGTGGAGGCGGTGGCGGTACAGGTAGCTCTCAACAGAGAGCAGGTGGAGGCGGTGGCGGTGGTGTGCGGTCTTCATCATCTGCTTTTGAATTTACTGCGGGAACAGAGTATTCAATTACAATCGGTGGTGGTGGTTCTGGTTTTACTTTTGCTACTGCTGCTGTTGGAGGAACTACAGAAAGTGACATCGACAGTATTGGTGTGCAAGGCGGTGGTGCAGGTGGTGAACATAACAATAATAGTACTTCGCTTGTAAATGCTCCTAATAGTGGAGCAGGTGGCGGTGGAGGCGGTGGGCGTGGTGCAGGAGCTTCTACTCGTGGTACAGGCGGTGATTTTGGTAATGATGGTGGTACTGGCACAGGTGGTGCTTTCAGTGGTGGCACAGCCGATGGATTAACAGGTAATTCTAAAGCAGGTGGTGGTGGCGGTGCAGCGTCTGCGGAAAATTATGCAGGTGGCGATGGCGGTGCAGGTGTAACCACTACAATAACAGGAAGTTCTGAAACTTTTGGAGGCGGTGGTGCAGGTGGAATGGCTAGTAATACTCTTTCAGAAGGAACTGCAGGTGCAGGTGGTGGCGGTGCAGGTGGAAAAAGTGGTGCAGGAACTGCAGGAACTGCAAATACTGGCGGTGGTGCAGGTGGACGAGGAATGTCTAGTGGATTGGGAGCAAATGGTGGTAGTGGAGTATTTATTATAAGCACTGAAGCAACTGCTGCAGCAACAACTGGTTCGCCTACAGTAACACAATCAGGAACTTTTAATATTTACAGATTTACAGGTAGTGGGAGCATAACTTTCTAATGGCACACTTTGCAGAAATTGATGATAATAATATTGTTTTAAGAGTTATTGTTGTTCATAATAATGAATTGTTAGATGGCGATGGTGTTGAACAAGAGAGCAAAGGTATAGACTTTTGTAAAAATTTGCTGAGTGGAAACTGGGTTCAAACAAGTTATAATTCTAAATTTAGAACACATTATGCAGGTGAAGGATTTACATACGATAAAGATAATAATGTTTTTATTCCACCTAAACCATTTAATTCATGGGTTTTAAATACTACATCTTGGATCTATGAAGCTCCAGTTTCTTATCCAGATGATGGTGAAGATTATTACTGGAATGAAGATACAACTGCTTGGGTTAAAAGCTGATGAAAATTATTGAAGTAAAAGCAGAACTAGACACGTATAAGGCTGTATCAGAAGAGCGTTGGCTTGAGATTATCAGCCGTGTCAAACGCCTTGAAATGGTGCTGATTGGCTCAGCTGGAACTACGATTGTATTACTTCTAAGCTTGGTAATCAAAGGTTAAACTATGCCAGATCCAGTAACGATAATGATGGCTTCATTCGCAGCCGTTAAAGCAGGCGTGGCTGGAGCAAAATCATTACACGAACTTGGCAAGGATATGGGGTCTTTATTTTCAGCCATTGATGACATTAAAGCCGATGCAAAGTCAGCCAAGAAAACTGGTGGCCCTTCGGCTATGGAAAAGTTCATAGCCCTAAAGCAAGCTGAAGACACCGAATATAATATACGTCAAATAATTCTTGCTAGTCGTGGCGAAGCAGCCTGGAAACAATTCAAACAGATGAGGGCAGCTGAAAAGCAAGATGCTATCCAGGGGCGATATGCAGAAGTGAAACGTAAGAACCAAATACTGACAGCTATTGGTTGGGCAGTATCGATCTGTATAACTGCTGGCGGTGGCTATCTTATGTACCTCTTTGCCATGCAATATAGATGACCTGGAGTAAATGTTTGATCTTGGCAACAAGCAATTGATCTTCATTACCATTGGAGTTTTTATAGTCACTTATCTTAAAGTAATACATGAACCACCAGCATGGATGTTATTGAAATGAAACAGAAAAAAGAAGCAAAAAAATTACAGCCAGGCAGTGCATGGGAACAGTTTGATCTTGACCAAGATGGAACGGTATCTGACGGCGAATTGGCAATGGCCTCTAAAATAGAAAAGCTAGAGCATGAAAGGCAAATGCACGAAAACCTAGATCGTATGATGGATCAACAAAGACTAATGGCTTGGGTGGCGATGGGTTCAATGGTGCTGTTTACAGGCTTATTATTTCTACCACAATTAGATGGTTCTAAGATCATTAACTTTAGTGGAATACTAAACACATTCTATGTTTCACAAGCCGCTGTTGTAAGTGTGTTCATGGGGGCTACGGCCTACAGTAAAAGCAAGAACGGTAAGTAAGTGCCAAACCAACCAGTTAAAGAAGAAGATCACCCATTAACGCTTGGAGCTGATCGGCATATATCTGTTCCAATCAGTTCTTTGATTTCGATTGTGGTAGCAACCAGCGTAGCCACAATACTTTATTTTCAAGTAACAAGTCGGCTCGACAAACTAGAATATGATCGTGATCTCATTGCTATTGAAGTCGAAGAAAACGACTCTTGGATAGATAACTTTGCTCCACCGCCAGCGGTACAAGATACTGTTCAGCGAGTGCGAGAGTTGGAAAAGGAATTACTTATTATGAAATATGATCTTCAAAGATTGAAGGCTGAGTAATGTTGTCAATTCTAGGATCAGCCCTGGGCTTTGCTACAAGCATTGTTCCAGAAATTATATCTGTATTCAAACAAAAACAAAAAGATGCCCAGGCATTATTAGTGCTTGAAGCAAAGGCTAAGTATGCAGCAGAGCTAAGTAGACTCAAGCTACAGGAGCTGGACGTAGAAGCCGATATAAGCGAGCAGAAATCTATTTATGAGTCTATGGCTGCGGCCAATAGCAAGAGCAGCTTTGCTGCGGCTCTGAGTGGATCTGTGAGGCCTGTCGTGACCTACTTATTCGTAGCCTTGTTCTTAGCTGTTAAGGGAGGTGCTTTATACACGCAAATGCAAAATGGATTTAACTGGAACGAAGCAATGCAAACGATATGGGATCAAGAAACGGCGGCACTTTTTGCTGGCATAATTAGTTTTTGGTTTGGTCATCGAGCAATGCAAAAAATTAAGTTGAGGTAACATGGATATAGATAGATTAAGACAGCAACTTGAGATCGATGAAGGTTGTAAGCATGAAGTGTACTTAGATCATCTAGGGCTTCCTACGTTTGGAATTGGGCATCTGATTATCGACTCAGATCCAGAGGCAACGAAAGATGTTGGTGATCCTGTAACAGATGAGCGTGTCAAAGAATGTTTTGAAAAGGACGTAGAGTCAGTGCTTGTTGACTGCAAAAGATTGTATGATGATTTTGATGAGTTGCCTGACGAGGCCCAAGAAATAATTGCAAACATGGTCTTCAATATGGGGCTGAGCCGGATGCGTGGTTTTCGTGGCATGAAGGCTGGAATAGACGCAAGGGATTGGAACAAGGCCGCTGATGAAATGGTTGACAGCCGGTGGTATCGTCAAGTCACAAACAGAGCAGAGCGTTTGGTACAGCGAATGCGTAGCCTTGCCTAGCTTGGGTTGCAAATGGGTTGCAAATGGGTTGCAGAACATCCCTTAACATCCCTTAACATGGTGTTACAATTGTCACACGAAGTCCTTAAAAAACACGAATTGTTAAAGGATGTTCCGTCTAAATTTAGTTTCGAACCCATCCACCGGAGCCAATTAACTCATTGAAAAATAAAGATTATTTTTAGCAAAAGTGCATTTGGGTTGCAAATGGGTTGCAAGCGGTGGATGGTAACTTGACGTTTTACGTCAATTTTTTGCTTGCATTTGGTGGATGGCACACCCATATTATTCTTATCACAATAATAATTGGATGGGAAAAATGGCTAAAAAATTACAAGTAGCGTATTGGAAATCAAAAAATAAAGTTGGTAAAGCTCCTTGGGCTGTTGATTGCAGACCAAGTGGCAAGTTGCAGTTCTTCAAAACCAAAGCGGAGGCGCAGTCAGTAATTGATTCTTTAAATCCTGTTGCAGATAATACTTGGTGGACTGTAGACGATCTTGCTGGCAATCCAGATGCTCCAAAACTTTATGATAACGGCGAGGCCATTGACTTTCTTTCTGAGCAAGTAGATCGCAACAAGCCGAACCGTGCTGAGATTGCAGGCAAGCGATTGCAGTTTATTACAGCCGCAGTCAAAACATTCTGTGAATGTCAGATCAATGGTCAGCGCATTGGCGGTCTTAAAGTTCATTCGATTACAGGCTATCAGTTGCAGCAACACGTTGTCAGTCAAATGTCTGTTGGCGTTTCAAACAAAACTTTGCGTGATAAATGGAATGTGGTTGTTATGCTTTTTGCTTGGGCGAATGCAGGCGCAGGCATTATCAAAAGCAACCCAGCTTCAGAAGTACAGAACCTCAAAAAGCACGGACATAAAAATAAGAAACGTGCCGGTAAAATGGATCGAGTGCAGCCTGATACAATTTCTAAGATTATTGCGGCGATGCCAAACCCACAATCTAATGCAAATCATTCGTTGTTGGATTGGGGCTTAATGGCAGAGTTTGCGGCTACCACTGGATTACGCCAGGGAGAGCAGCGGCCATTACGCTGGGCAGACCTAGACCTTGACGAAGGTTTTGTTTCAATCACCCATTCGATGGAAGATGATTTTTACGATACCGCTAACACTAAATCAGGCCGTCTTACTGGCGAATATAAAACCAGGGAAGTTGAGCTTTCAGATCCGCTTATAGCCAAGCTCAAGGAATGGTACATATATTGTGGCCGTCCATCTCAAGATACACTTGTCTGGTCATCACGTTCTGGTCACATTATAGCGTCATCTAGGTTTCGTGAAAAAGTGCGTGAAGTATGTAGTCGGTTAGAGATTGAGCTAGTGCATTGGCATGAGCTTAGACACTTCTACGCAGGCGATCAGCTACAGCGTGAAAGTGTCAAAGAAGTATCTTACCTACTAGGCCACTCATCAACGGCTGTAACTGAGCGTGTTTATGGTCATTGGGTTAAAGATGCTGCTGGCCGTAGGCGGCGCAGAGAGAGCGCAAACAATAGCACACTATATTCAGCAGGGGCTTCTTAGCCCCTCTTTTTTTATGCGTGAATGTTGGTTGTAAACCTGTGCCAAATTTGGTCAACACGATCAAGATCACGCTGTGGAACAAACCAGCTCAAGCCTCTGCCTTGTTTGAATTCTTTTTGTTTTGCTTTTTGCTCAAAGAGTTCTTTTGATATTCCACCCACAATTTCAACAACGTCTAGCTCTTCAGTTGCTAACACAAGAATAGCGTACTTAGACCGAAACCAGTTTTTGTTTTTAACAATTAAATTTGCATTGCAGTGCTTACTGATTTTGACATCAATACTCATTTTACCAAAATACATATCAATCCCATTATCTGGGCCTGCTGCATGAACATTAAATTCTAAGTTAAAACATTTGGCCACAGCCATTTCGCTTTTTAAAGCTAATGTATTTCGCTCCAAGGCAGTCATGCCAGATTCGGCAGCCTTATCTTTGCCGCCCATCTGTCCAAGAACCCAACCTATCATAGTCCTCATATTTGCAGCTTGGTTAATATCTGATAGCTCTTGCTCACTCAGTCGTATCTTCACATTGCCTCGCAGTTTTTAAGCATTCATACGCCAGGTCAATCAGCTCCTGGCGTGTCATTGGCCGTGTGTAAAACCCTTGGTTCTTCAACCACACGCAAAGCTGGTGAGGCCGTGGATAGATTATTAACTCCGTAGGATTGCAGCGTTGCTCTTGATATGAGGGCTGTTGAACCCATCCAGGTGCATGGGATTTCTTTAGTTTTGACAAGCCGCCTAAGAGCGTGTTCGCCGCTGCGTCCTGGCCTGTCTGGAAATAGAAACTGAGCCGCTTGCGGAATTGTAAAAAATATTTGTTCATTCATCCTAGAACTCTATCTCTTCCGGCGTGACATTGATTTGGCTGGCTGGATCTTGATAGCCGCTCGATGCTTTGCTGAATGTACCAGCCTGCCTGTTTGGGTCTTCTGGGAACAGCATCATTGATCCACGCTTTTCGTAGGAGTCCACGACCTTTTCTTGGAACTGAATTGATACTCGCATTCCATATTCAAGCAGTTTGTTTGCAATATACTCAGCCCTTTTTTTATCTTCATCACTCATGTTGGGGCCGTCAGCAGTCTGTATCCATGCGCTCGCTGAATAAGAATGCCCAGAATTAAGGCTGTGCATCAGGTTTACTTTGCTATTTTTTAACTGTGGTTTTGCCATTTTATTCGTCCTCTTCATTTAATTTATTGTTATGTTTTTGCAAATCTACCACTTCAGAAATGTTATCTCCGTAATATTTTTGATCTATTCTAAGTCGATCAGCCCGAAATTCATCGTGAATACGGTCACTGCTCTCCCTGTTTTTTTTCATTTGCTCTGCTATTTCAAACAATGCCACTGCTATTTTTTGAGTTGTATCAACAAGATTTGCTGCTTCCCAATTGCTGTCAGAAACATTGGGAGATATAAATGATCGCCTTATAGCTTCAGCTACAGTTTCTTTTCTTTCACTCATCTTACTTTCCTTTCAAGTTTTCTTCTGCTGTTTTGTATTTATCGCCAAGCTCTTTAAATGCGTCTGGTTGATCTTCTTGTAACCTGCCCAGCATATTATTATTTTCACGCTTCCAGGCTGGTAATCGCCCAGGGAATGTAATCTCAGCAATCTCTGCTTTTGCCTGTTCAGCCCAGTTCAACAGCGTTTCTTTGGATGCTTGCTCGTACTTATTATCGCCAGGGAAGGGTGGGTCTTTACCTTCAACGTACACTGGTTTAGGTGCAGGCTTGGGCTGTTGCTTTGGTGCAACGTAACTACTTGATACAGCGTCATCGTCATCTGTTGCCAAGTTAAGTATCGCTTGAAGTGAGTACCGCCGAATGTAGCTCAGTGTAGAGCCAATATTTTGCAGCTTGTTTCCTTTTGTTAAGCTTTCCCAATTTAGATTTAACGGAAACTTAGAAACTATTTCTTCACCAGATAAATGCGTCACTGTCGTTATGAGCAACATATGATCATCATACGGTGCAAAAGTTTGGTGAACGGACAGCCCAGCCTCTGCCATTGGGCCTCGCACAGCGTTAAGAGTTGCTGCGAGATCAGCATACTTATAGTTGTAGCCTTGGCTGTTCTTTCCAATGTTACCGCCCATCGCAGCGTGGAATTTAACTAACGCCTTGTTCAGCTCTGGTGTACTCATTCAATCCCCCATGTTTTCTTTGCCAAGTCTTTTATTTCTGGCACTTCATCACGCCAGGTAAAGTAATCAAAGTCTGGTGGATCAAGCAGCTCAAACAGATCTTCAACCGTTTCAGATCGACGCAACATTGTTTCAGTACGCTTGTGCATCTGGCTAATCTGCTCCACGCAGTCAGCTAAGAAGTCATCGCTTAATTCATCACTGTTATTAGGCGTAAATACCTGACAGTCTGTTGCTGTAGCGTAGACAAGAAAGGGCGGTCTATGGCCGTTTAAATGCCACCACCCAGCCGTTTGAAATACATTGTTAATATCAAACATCCCAGACAGATTTTTGGGCGTTGAGATAGATCGAAAGCCAGACTTAGTTGTTGGAGCATAGCTTGCCCATTTTGTTTTAAGATCACCACGCCTGCCATAATCAGGTTTTGTAAAGTGTGGGATCTCGTTGCGAGGCATCAGCCCAATATAATCCACTTCACCAATAATCTGGTTGTCCTGGCTCATGGCTTCTTTAAGACCTTCAACAGCCATTTTGATGGTGTCTGGAATATCTGTTTTATATCTATCAATGGATGCAATATCCGAATCAGTTAGATCCGCACCGCCGTAGGTTCTTGGTGTCCAGTTTTCAGCATCTTTCAAAACATGGTCAAACGCCTCAGAAGGGTCAACAGGGTCAGCTCCATCAACGCCTAGTATCAGGTCAGCTCCAAGTTGCACAAGCTGTCCAGCCCTCATTTTGGGATTCTGTGAACGATTCCAACTATAAGCCCTAGCTTGTTCCCTAGAGGCTTCTGTATTTTCTTTGTAAAGCTTGTCTATGAGAGGGCGTAGAATTACCTTGCTAAAAAGCTTGTCAGATCGGCTGCCGCTTTTAGGATTGCTATGGTGAAAGTAGCTAAACTTTTCTGCCCATTCGGGTACAGGATTTAGTGACAATAGAATCTCCCCATATTTTTTTGTATATGGAGAGATTGTTAACTCAAATGACGTGTTACGTCAACTCAATCAATTATATTGATGCCAAGGAGTTTAGGTTCGGTATATATTGCGAGGATTGGAGTAGCCCATACTACATCTTGTTCACGCTTCATAGAACCGTCGCCACGCATCCGTGTATTTTCGATGTCGTAACACACTTTGTTGGTTTCGCTTGTTCGTGACGATTTCCAAATTCTACCTAACTTTATGTTCCCATCGTGCTTAATAATCGACAACCGATTGTTTGTTTCTGGCTCGACGATTCGATTCGCCATAGCGGATCTGCCAAACACATAAAGCGTATGGTCTGTCCAGAACTCTTGCTCCTTATCATTGCCACCCAGCACAGCTGCTGAGTTTGGTGGAAAGTTAAAAGGAGCTGTTGCAGTTTTTGTCTTTTCTTCAAAGGATGTAAACTGTTCAACTATAAAGTTTGGCATAATTCGGCCAAGAACATCAATGCCCTTTGGTTCAAAGATAATCCATTCGGGCGGTACATCCAGGGCATCTGCATACCGTTCTACAAAGTCGTGGCTAATCGCAATCTTACCGTTCATATGGCGGCTTACTGTTTCCTTGGTGGTTCCAAGAATGTCAGCAAGTTCTTTGGCCATAATCCCTTTGCTTTTGGCTATTTCTTTGAGTTTATTTGTTTGCATATTAAAACTATTATTGTTGAAATTATTCATCTGATACTCCCTTTTATAGGGAGAGTCAAAATGGCTTTGCTTATGTATTCCATGAGAGCAAAACCACGCTTATCTTTTGCTTACTTAGCGTGTGGGGGGGGGGGGTGATTGCTGGCTGGCAGACCAGTTACTAGCAGTGTTGCCGTGGCTGCTTGCACTAATAATTCCAAAGCCGCCATGATTGTGTGGAATTGTTTTTGTTTTGGACGAAACATTGTCTTGAATCCAACAGATGCTCCTATTGCTTTTATTCCCAAGTTCAAAATAGGGATTTATTGTAAGTTTTTGTGTCATTATAACCTCCCAGTAAGTTACACTATACATCAATTAAACTACCTATAATCGTTACTTATTTACTTTCAGTACAGTAAAAGTGACAGATACCGTCACACCTGTAAAGATAGTAAATACACAGTTGACGTATTATGTCAATTAATTATACTGAGCGTCAAAAGTTGATCTAAGTTGATGCGAGTTGATATGAAACTAAACGAGTGGCGGTTATCTAAGAAGCTAAGCTACAAAGATTTGGCTTACAAGGTTGGTGCGAAACACGCCACGATAGCACGGCGATGGTGCTTGGCTGAAGATCACCCACAGCGGCTTATCCCCAACACAGACTACATGAAATCAATCATGCTTGCAACGCAAGGAGCGGTGAACGCCAATGACTTCTATAACTGAGGATCAGCTGCAAAAGCTCGTTGCACAGTATTTAACCTTGGCTCTACCAGATGGCGCCGTATTCCATCACAGTCCTAATGAAGGTACACGCCATGTAAGTTTCAAAATGAAGCTCAAGAGCTTTGGCACACGATCAGGATGGCCAGACCTGGAAATCTTCTGCCCAGATACAAAACCTATCTTCATAGAATTAAAACGGCCTGATGCAAAGGGCAGGGCAAAGGGTGTGCTGAGCCACAATCAGCGATTGCTGAAAGAGCAGTTTGAAAACTTAGGTGTTCACTGGGCGATGTGCAAATCCCTTGATGACGTGGTGAACTTTCTTAGCCCATTAGTGAGGCTCAAGGGCGGTGATCGTTACGTTGATCTGGTGAGAGGTAAGTGATGGCTCATGTGGATCTCTGCTCTGGCATAGGCGGCTTTGGATATGGCTTTGAAACCGTTGGATTGAGCAAGCCAGTATTGTTCTGTGAGATAGATCCTTGGTGTAGAAAAGTCCTAAAGAAGCATTGGCCTGATGTGCCGATAGCAGAAGATGTAAAGGAGCTGGCAGATGACCCAGATCGATATGTTCCCAGAAACCTTAATTGGTCAAACACCATCCTCACAGCCGGATATCCCTGTCAGCCGTTCAGCGTTGCAGGCAGGCAAAGAGGCACAGAAGACCCTCGCCACATCTGGCCGTGGCTGCTTAAACTTGTTGCACTCAAAAGACCCAAGTTTGCCGTATTTGAAAATGTTACTGGTCACATTGCCTTGGGCCTCGATAAGGTTCTCAATGATTTGGAAGGTGAAGACTACGCCGTCACGACGCTTATTATTCCAGCTAGTTCAGTCGGTGCGCCCCACAAGCGAGAGCGGCTCTGGATTATTGCACACTCCAACAGCAACAGCCAATCAGATGTCACCAAGCATGAGCAAGAGCGGTTGGTGGCCGACACCCAGAGCAGCAAGCGGTGGCCCAGGCAAGAACCCAAACAACAAAAGGGGGATGCACCAAGGCAATCCATTAGCAACGGCAGTGGCAATGTGGCCGACACCGACAGTACAAGACAGCAACAAAGCTACAAAAAAATGGAGGACAGATCATCAAAACAATCTGACAGCAGCGATATTCAATCCAGACAAAATGTGGCCGACACCAGCAGCGAGGGATTGGAAGGGCGGCAACAGTTACGACAGCACACAAAAGAAAATGGACGAAGGCAAGAAGGCGCACATGGGTCAGTTGCCCAATGCTGTGATGATGGCGCAGGGCAAACAGCCGACAGCACAGCTCAACCCAGAATGGGTGACCTGGCTGATGGGCTACCCAAGGGGCTGGACAGATTTGGAAGACACGACGGATTTGAATTAGAGCCGTCTGATATTCCAAGAATTGCCAGTGGAATCAAAGACAGAGCGAACCGGCTCAAGGGGCTTGGCAACGCCATTGTGCCACAGATTGCAATGCAGATTGGCTTAGCCATCAAGGAGAGCCAATGGAAGTAACCTACTACGCCGTAATGATCTTGATGCAGTTCCAAAGCCCAGAGGCCTGTGAGGCTTATGCACAAAACCTTAAACACCATCAAAACTGCGTACCGATTGTACGCTACGAAGACCCAAGCAACCTAGAGCCGTTGAAGCGGCCAAAGATAATAGAAGGGATGAAGATATGACAAAACAAAGTATAGCGGAACAATTTGGATTGAAGGCAATCAAACGAAGCAACGTAAGTCTAAGCCGTGCTGCTGAAGGTGAAAAGGCTAGGGAAGCAAAGTACAAGGCAAATGCAAGCCCAGAGAGCGTGGCAAAGCACTACATTCAGTATCGTGTCAACAGTGGCTGGACATATCCACAGATTGCAAGGGCATCGAAGTTTGAGTTGCCGTTTGGTAAGACCAAGTGGTCAAAGCAGCTGCTTGTTGATGCCTGCGTTGAGTGGCTCACCAAATGAACACAAACAGCAGATTCTTTGATCTTTGGGTGGATAAACGCCCCTGGTGGAACAAAATGTGGACTCAAATACGAAAGGGGATTGACAGATGCTTTTAGGTTACGCTATTCGTCAGAAGTCAGCTCCAGTAATTAAGCTCCACAAGATAAGCTCCACAAAGATTCGCTCCATAAGTGTTGCTTCACTAATAAATAAAATATTAAAAAGATTAAGCAAAACGACAGCAGATAAGCACCTCAAGATAAGCTTATCTAGTGTAGCTTATCTAGTGGAGCTTAACTATGAGTAGCTCCACTTATGATATTAAATATCTCGATGATCTTTTCAGTGAAGCTGCGGAAACAGAGCGAAGGCTTCCAGCTGCAATTCGCAAGCAGAAGATGGTCACTTGGCCAGAGTATCTGAGCGATTGGAAAAGCTACGGATGGGATGATTACACTCCTAGACTCTCACCAGCAACAACCATCCAGGTAGATCGATTTGAGTTGGCTTTAGACATGGGCATAAAACATATGGACGCAGAAGATCGTAAGCTTGTCTGGCTGGTGTGCCACAGCGGTGCATTCAACGAAAGAGGGCCTCGATGGACGAAACTCGCCAGAGCTATGGGATCAGAACGTAGGATTGTAAAGCGGCGATATGACCAGGCAATCATAAGGCTTTACTACAAGCTTTTGCATTCCTAGAAAAAAATACAGCCTCAAATAAAAAAACTATTGACTGAATGTCTGTAATGACTCAGATTCTGGATATAATCGGCAGATGTTGTCTGCCAAGCTCCCCAAACATATTAGGTTTCTTCCCAGAATGCTGCCTCGACAGCATCAACTTGGCTAGGCTAGGCTGAGTATCAATAACACGACAGATGATGCCTCCCAGTACAGTCTAGCCCAGCTATTTTTAGGTATAACCATGTTTCACAGAATAAAGGATTGGCTCATGTCACTCTACAGAAATATTAACAAGAAAAAGAAAGCTGGCACAAGTAAGCCGAAGTCGAAGTCAACGATAAGCCCCAAAGCTTACAAGGATATGAAAGCTGGGTTTCCAAACAGCAAGAAGAATAAGGCAAAGAAGAAGTAATGGTGAAACGCAACGTAACGCAGGCTCAGTTTAAGAGCATCTGCGAGCAGCTCATTCATGGCAAAAGCTTGGAAACAATCTGCAAGGCTGACAGTATGCCAAGCAGCAGAACCATTCTGCGATATGTGCAAGACGATGAGGATGCTTACAAGCAATACAGAGCTGCGAGGGCGATCCAAGCTGAAGTTCTAAGGGATTCAATAATTGAGTTAGTTGAGCGAGAGCTGCCAACAGATCCTAAGCTTGCAATGGCAGAGGTACAGCGACGTAGATTAGAGGCTGACCACAAGGATAAGTATATACGGCAGCTCGCTCCACTTGGCATTAGGGATCGATCAGAGGATAAGCAAGCATCAGGTAGCATCACGTTGTCATGGGAAGGTGCAGAGATAGTTAGTGGGTAGCAAGTGATAACACAGATAAGTCAGATAAGTCCTCATGCCATTCATAGGTAGTAGGGATTTTACTGTATAACAAACGCTCTGTGTCGGTGATCTCGCACACGAAGCAGCACCACCAAGCTTTGTTTTTTGTTTTTGTTTGCCCAGGTTTGCAACCCATTTGCAACCGCAGCTAAAGTATAGCCTTGCTGTATTGGGTTTGGTGGTAGGGAACGCAACTACTAAGCTGCTTTTTTGGCAATCGCCGATGCCCACCCTCCAATATTTTTCGCCGCCTTCTTTTA